CCTGTTAACGCCTGTTCAGCGACAGCAGCTGTCGATGACGCAGCACCGTCAGAGGCTCATTTCGGGAATCGAAGAAGACCAGCAGGCCCGTGCGGCACTTGACTTTGGATGACAGAGTGCAGTGGTAGAAAAATTGCCATGAAGAAACTGCCCGAGCACTACCGGCTGCATGGTCGCTTCGTTTCCGGCCGCCTGCACTTGTCAGGGACGCACGAAGAGCTTGAGGAGCTGGTGTTTGAGATCGAGAAGGCGCTCGAGGGCGACGCCGACGGCAACGGCAACGTGGTCGTCGAGTTCGACGGGGTGGGAGCAGTGCCCGTCAAGCAGGGCGGCGCTTGAGCGGCATTCTCGACGCGGCACAGCAGCAGGTCCAGGTGGCTGTGATGGCTCAGGGCACACTTCGGGACCAGCTGGCGATGTGCCTGATGCACAAGTTGCCCGCAGAGATCGTGGAGGTCGCGCTGCGTCAGGCTTACCGCGCGGCGGACTTGGCTCTCAAGATTCGCAACGAAACATCAACCGAGGAAGTGAGGACATAATGCCTGGTGACCCACTAGATGACCCGGCCGGGATGGGCGCGACAGTGCCTAGTGTGACCCCGACCGCCCCGAATTCGTTCCCGCCGCCGATCAACGAGGCGCCGAGCGCGCAGATTGCCTACCAGCTGAGCGACCCGTCGCGGCAGATCATCACGCTGGGCGAGGTGCTCTACCGACTCGACCCGCAGCTGGTTCAGGCTGTGATCACGGCCTACTACGTCGGGGTGTAGGAGCCCCATGCCCCGCTGGCCTGAGAAGACCGCAACGGACGTGTCGATCAGCCGCGCGGTGTTCGTCGCCGCGGTTGAGGCGGCGGGCGGGAACGTGCTGTCGCTCAACGTCGCGTCGCCATCGTTCAAGGGGCTGGTGATGACCTACCGGCCCAGTGAGGCGATGCTTGTGGTCGAGGTGCCGGGGCGGCCGGTGGTGCTGGTGCCGATGGCGAACGTCAAGCAGATGGTGGGCGCGGCGTGACGATGCCAGAGCTCAACAAGCTGGCGGATTTCTGCCACAAGCACCGCGTCTCGATCTGCGAGGTCGAGGACATTAAGCTGACTTTTGAGCCTGGCGCGCACGTGTCGGTTGACGACGTGATCGGCAAGGAATTGCTGAAGTCTGAGCAACCGAAACCGACGGCTTATACGGACGCTGACCTCTACTCGAGTTCTGGCTGATGGCACGCAAGGCGCCATCGTTTCGCGATATCGGGAAGGCCAAGCCCGACAAGGCTGGTAAGTCCGGCGGCTTTGCCTCGCTCACGCGGCGCCACTGGTGGACGGCTGAGAGCGGTTCTGACGAAGAGGCCGAGTTGGTTGCTGGTGCCGCTTCGGCGATGAGTCAGCAGAACCAAGACCACGAGCTCGCGAACCTGAGATGGATGCGCCTTTACTCGGGCGTCCAGAGCATGGCCGGGATGTTGGGGTTTACCGCCAGCGCGCAGAACTTCCTGACGAGCAACTCGCTGCGGATGACCGGCAAGGGGCCGAGCTGGAACGTGATCCAGAGCCTGTGCGACACGGCGCTTGCGAAGATCGGCGCGAACACAAGCCGCCCGCTGTGCCGGACTACTGGTGGCGACTACAAGATGCAGCGCAAGGCGAAGGAACTGAATCGGTTCCTCCGTGGCATGTTTGAGCAGGTCGACGCCTACCACATGGCCGAGCGCGCGTTCCTTGACGGAACCATTCAGGGCACCGGCGTGCTGCACGTGTCGAGCGACAAGGGCGAGATCAAGCTCGATCGGGTGTGGATCAACGAACTGATGCTTGATGAGGCGGACGCGATGTCCGGCAACCCTCGCACGATGATCCGGCGGCGATTCGTTCCACGTGAAATCCTCATGGCCGCGTACCCTGGCGAGAAAGCGGGAAAGATTTCCGATGTCGCGCTGGAGACGCTCGGTTGGCGCAACGACCAGGCAGACCTGGTGCTGGTGCTTGAGGCGTGGCACTTGCCGAGCAAGCGCGGTGGGACCGACGGCCGGCACGTGATGGTGTGCGGCAACGTCAACCTGTTCTCGGAGCGCTGGAACCGCATGCGGTTCCCGTTCGCGTTCAGCCGGTGGGTTGAGCGGCAAGTTGGTTTTTGGGGCCAGGGCATCGCAGAGCGGCAGCTGAGCATCCAAGTAACGATCAACAAGGTTTTGCAGCAGATCGACCGGTCGCACGAACTGATCAGCGCACCGCACTGGTGGGTCAAGGCGGGCAGCAAGATCAACAAGAACCACCTGAACAACGAGATCGGCGGCATCGGCGTCTATCAGGACGTCCCGCCGGTGTTGCTGAACCCCGCGGCGGTCGACCCAAGCCTTGACGCGTACCTCGACAAGCAGTTCGCCAAAGCCTACGCGCTCGAGGGCATGAGCGAGATGTCGGTCAACTCGACCAAGCCGGCCGGACTCGACAGTCAGCCTGGCCTGGAGACGTACCATGACATCGAGTCCGAGCGGTTCCGCGAGCAGGAAAAGAACCACGAGCGGTTCATCAAGGACATCGCCGAGTTGCTCATTGAGGAGGCCATCTACGTTCACGAGCAGGGTGAGGAGCTGATCGTCAACGTGCCTGGTCAGGGCTATCAGGAGCTCCTCGACTGGTCAGACATCGACCTATCACGCGACGAGTACGTGATCCAGATCGAGCAGACGGCGCAGCTGCCGGACACGCTCGCGGGCAAGCTGCAGCTGGTGCAGACGATGGCCCAGACCGGCGTGCTCGACCCGACGGAGGCGGTCAGCTTCATGGAGCTTGGGGACACCTCGCCGATGCTGCGGCTGCTGACCGCCGGCAACGACGACATCATGTACGTGATCGACAAGATGACCGAGGGTTGCGATTACGAAGAGGTCGCCCCGCAGCCGCAGCAGGCCCTTGTGCTGGGCGTCAAGCTCGTCACCGCGGCCTACCTGCGTGCCAAGGACGAGCGGTCCGGCATCCCTGCCGAGCGTCGCGAGATGATGCTGCAATGGCTGGATGACGCTCAGGCCATCCAGGGCGTCGCCAACGGCCCGCCCGCTGGTCCACAGGGCGCCCCGCAGGCTCAGGGCGAGGCAGCTCCCGTGAGCGCTCTACTGCCAACCAAGGCGCCTCCTGGCGCCCCTGCAATGGGAGGACCCCTTGCCGCTTGATTCCAATGCGCTCGCTGCCGCTGTCCAGACGCTGACCGAGGCCACGCCGGCTGCCCCCGCAGCGCCGCCGCCGGGCGTCACTGTGCGACCTGTGAAGGTCGCTGGCGCACCCGAACCGGTCAAGATCACCGTGGGCGCCCCGGTCGAGCCCGTCGCCGAGCCGAAGCCGGAAGTCATCCCCGAGCGCGACCCGCTCGACACGGACGTCAACAAGAAATTCAAGGCGCTCAGCAAGCAACGGCAGAAGTTACGTGCTCGAGAAGAGGCGCTTCGTACGTACGAGGCCAAGGTCAAGGACTACGACGAGCTCGGCCGGTTGCGGGACAGCGACCCGCTCGCGTTCCTGGAGAAGGTGGGCCTCGACGTGCGCAAGGTCAACGAGGCGGCGATCAAGCGCCCGATCGACCCCCGCACAGCCGAACTTGAGAAGCGCCAGGCCCAGCTTGAGGCTCAGCTCAAGGCCCAGATCGACGAGGCGAAGACTGCGAAGAGCGAGGCGCTCAGCGCGCAGCTCCGCAGCGAGGTGCAGGGCTACGTCGAGGACAACCGGGCCGCGCTCAAGTACGTGTCCGCGTACAAGGCGCAAGGCGAGGTTTTCCAGACAGCCCTTGACTTTCAGAAAACCTACGGTAGGCTTCCAAGTGCGGAAGACGTGGTCGCCCTCGCCAAGAGCGTCGACCAAGCCCTTCGCACGAAGCACGAGGCCGCGCAGAAGGAGTTGGGAGTGGCGGTCGCTCCCCCAGTGGCGAAGTCGGCCACGGTTTCGCAGGCGCCTGGGCCTCGGAACTTGAGCAGTCTCCAGGCGGCCCCTGAGCCAGCCCCGTTGACCGAACGATCCCGAGCGGATTCGATTCGCGACATGGTGGCTCGCTACAGAGCTATGTCAGAAGGCTGAGTCGCTTCAGCCGGTAGGTCCGCAGGTCAAGTTGGGCGTCGACTGCAACGCCTGAGCAATTCGCACTGCTCGGCTCTTTGCCGTCTTCCCACTCCAACCAACCTGAAAGGACCGCCCCATGGCCGGCCTCAACGAAGCTGCGTTCTCAGCAGTCTACAAACATCACTACACCCGCGAGGAAGTTCAGCTCCTCACCTACCGCAACCGCCCGCTATACGCCCTTCTGGAGAAGGACGAGGACTTCGGCGGCGACCTGCTGCCGATCCCCATCGGCTATGCGAACCCCCAGGGCCGTTCGGCGACGTTCTCCAACGCCCTCGGTAACCAGACCCCGACCGCCTACAAGTCCTTCAACATCACCCCGACCAACAACTACGCGACGGCGAACATCTCGCGGCGCACGATGTTGGCGTCAGAGAAGGCCCCGATCGACGCATGGATCAAGGCCCGCGTGTCGGAGACCGACAACGCGATCGACACGCTCGCCAACGACATCGCCGTCGACCTGTTCGGCGCCGGCTTCGGTGTGCGTGGTCAGATCAGCACCAACGCCACCTATCCGGTGACTGGCACGACCATTCAGCTGACCAACAACCGCGATATTCAGAAGTTCGAGGTTGGTCAGACTTTGGTGTTCTCGGCCTCGGCCTCGGGCACCGGCATCCGCACCGGTCAGGCGCAGATCACCGCCATCAGCCGCGACGTGACCGCGACCGGGGCGCTGATCACCTTCGCCAGCGCGCTGTCGGGACTCATCACCGGCGTCACCAACGTCGACTACATCTACGTTCAAGGCGACCCGACGCTCAAGCTGTCTGGCCTGGCGGCTTGGATGCCGTTTACTGGTCGACCCACCCCCGGCGGTGGCGACAACTTCTATGGCGTCGACCGCTCGGCTGACGTGGTTCGTCTCGCTGGCGTGGCGTTCGACGGGTCGGGACTGACCATCGAAGAGGCGTTCGTCCAGGGCCTCGCGATCAGCAACCAAGAGGGCGGCGCCCCTGACTACGGGTTCATCAACTACCGCCAGTGGGCCAACCTCGAGAACGCGCTCGGCAGTCGTGTGCGCTACGCCGAGGTCGACCTGCCGGCGATCAAGTTCGGGATGAAAGGCATCCAGCTGCACGGGCCGATGGGGCCTGTGACCATCCTGGCCGACCGCTACTGCCCGGACGGGTTCGCCTACCTGCTCCAGATGGACACCTGGACGCTCTACAGCACCGGTCCGGCCCCCGCCATCGTCGACGAGGACGGGAACGTGCTGCTGCGCTCCGCTGCCACCGATGGCTTCGACATCCGCATTGCGGCGTACCTCAACCTGGGCTGCCGAGCTCCGGGCAAGAACGTCGTCATGGCCCTGCCCCTCTAGTTGGCCCTGGGGGCGCTCCCTAACCGGGGCGCCCCCTCCGCCGAGAAAGGAACCTCATGGCAAACCGAATGCTCAACCTGGTCGAGACGACCAATCACGGCGTCGTCGAGATCCTCGGCAGTTTCGCGCCGAACGGCGCATCTGCTCCGCTGCCCAATCCTCTCTGGTCCGGTTCTGGTGCTGCTGGACAGTGGGGCCAGGGCGTTGCCAGCATAACGCGCACTGCTGCAGGCGTGTTTCTGGTGACCTTGTCCGACAGCTGGTACCGGCTGCTGGCTCAGAACATTGAGATCCGTCCGGCGGACGGCGCGGTGGTCGCGAACGTCAACGCCGCGGGCATCCAAAACACCAACGTGACCGGAGCCGTCGTCAACGGCAACCCGGCCAGGTCGTTCAACGTCAGCGTCAGTAGCATCGGAACCACCCCGACCCTGGCGGACATCGCGGCTGCGACCGGGGCGCTGGTCTATTTCACCCTCTGGGTGAGCAAGAGCTCGGTCCAGTAATGGAGCTCTCGCCGAAGGAGCGTCACGCGCTGGTGATCGGCATCAAGACCCCTGGGCCCGCGATGCACGACGATAGCGAGACCGAGGGAGGCGACGAGATGGAGGAGGCTAAGCAGGCCGCCTCCGACCTCCGAGCCGCGCTGAAAGGCGACGACGACCAAGCGATTGTCGAGGCGTTCATGCACCTCGACAGCTGCTGCGACGCCATCCAGCCGGAAGGCGACCACGAAGACGGCGGCGACGAGGAGTAGGCCTTGTCGCTTCCGGTCACGTTCTCCCAGCTGCGTCAGGAGGCCCGCCAGCTCGCGGACCTGAAGGCGCCCAACAACTTCGTCGATGAGACGCAGCTGGGGACGTTGGTCAACCGCTCGTGCCAGCGGCTGTGGCGCATCATCAACCAGAAGTACGGCGACAACTACTTCGTCTCAACCTACGTGCTCACCACGATCGGCGGGCAAGACACCTACCCGCTCCCGAGCGATTTCAGCAAGCTGCTGGGGGTCAACCTGCAGATCGACGCCATCGGCACGCCGGCGCCGCGCAAGCTGACCCTGACGCACCTGCCGTACAACGAGCGCAACATCTTCAACAACCTGCTGCCCACGAGCTGGCTGCTCTTCGGGCTCACCAACGTCCGGTACTACGAGGAGGGCGAGAACCTCATCTTCCGTCCCCTGCCGGTGCCGAGCCTGGCCGTCATCGAGCTCAAGTACGTGCCAGTCTTTCAGTACCTAGTCGCGGACGCGGACACGTGGCTGCACGGGGAGTGGGCTGAGTTCATCACCACGGACACGGCACTCAAGCTGGCAGCGATCGACAGCGACACCGAGCGCATGGGGTACCTCAACCAGCGCCTGGCCGAGCTCACCCAGGAGATGGAAGTGGACGCCGAGAACCGAGACGCCGGCGAGAGCTTCCGCGTCATGGACGTCAACGCCAGCAAGGGCACACGCGCCGGCTCGACCTCGACCGGGGGCTACTGGTGAGCAACGCACTGCAGCTCATTCAGCACCCTGACCGGCAGATCATGGACCTGCAGGGCAACGTGCAGCGCGCGGTGTCGCAGCTGCAGGCGAGTGCGCTGGTGGATGCCAAGGTGCTCACGGTCGTCCTGCCGGTGGTGGTTGGCGACATCGCGCTTGTCCACAATTTCGGTCGACCTCTCAATGGCTACCTGTTGGCCCGCGTTCCTCCGGCCGCGGCTGGTCTCACGTTGTACGACAGCCCGAACGTCAGCCCGATGCCGAACGTGTCGTTCTTGGTGTTACCGCTGTTCGCGGCACCATCGGTGGGGCCTGCGATCACTCTCACCGTGGTGGTGTTCTGATGGCCGTCACTCCAAACATGCTCTTGCCGCTTGACCCTTACGTAGGTCAGAGCAACGCGACTCCGGGACCTCAGTGGGCCTCGGACATAGAGACTACCAAGGGGCTGGTGGACCTGCATACGCATGGGGCGGGCAAGGGCTCGCCGATCATCTCGCTGCAGCCTCCCATCACGGGCGTCTCGTTCTTCGTCATCCCGACCCCGACCGTGCCGATCACGATCTACGAGGTGATCTCGACGCCCTCGTTTCGACCTACCGTGACGCTGCCCTCAGCTTCCCTGTCGGCAGGCGCCCTCATCATCATCAAGGATTCAGGCGGTGCGGGAGCAAACAACTGGGTGCTCACCACGAGCGATATTTTCCTTGGCGGTGGCGTAACGGTGAACGTCACCGTCAGCCTCAACGTCTACCGCACGCTGGTCATCGCCGCCGGCACCTGGACCTTCGTCTGACATGCAAAAGCAGATTCTCAGGGTGCCGCTGGGCAAGGGCGTCGAGACCAAGCAAGACCCCAAGGCGGTCGCGCCCACCTCACTTCTGAGCGCGCAGAACTGCACGTTCGACGAGCAGGCGGCGCTCGCCAAGCGACCTGGCAACGTCGCGCTCCCCAACAGCATTCAGAACTCTGCGTCTTCGGTTCCTGGCTGGCAGGGCTTAGCGACGCTTGGGGCATCACTGCACGCTCTGGGAAACAACGACCAGGTCTACCTGGAGGACGTGGCCAACGGCGTTGTGGCCCCGCTCGGTGGCGTCGCGGCCGGTAACACGCTGGTGCCGATGGCGGTGACGACCACGCCGCTCTTCAGCGCGTTGAGTTCCGACTACGTGCTGGCCGACACGGCGACTGCTCTCAGCGCGACGCCAGTCGCAGGCCAGCCGGCGCCGCAGGGGATTCAGGTCTACGCCTACGAGTCGAGCACTGGTGGCATCAGCTACCAGGTCAACGACCTCGCCACCGGTGCGATGATCGTCCCGCCGACAGTGCTGGATGCCGTGGGCAAGAGCCCGAAGTGCCTCACCTACCTCAACCAAGTCACGATTTTCTATATCTCGGGGTCTGCGCTGACTGGCCGAACGATTACCGCTGCGAATCCCCTGGGCGGGTTCCCTCAGGGCATTTTCTTTCAGATCGACACGGCCAATCCAGTCTACTGTATCGCATTTGACGGCACATTGTACTGGGTGTTCTTCAAGGGGACGGGAGTTGCTGGTCCGAGCTTCATCACAATCAACCCACTGGGCCTAGCGGTCATCAACTCGGTTGGTCCCGTGGCTGGAATCACCGACCCATTGCTGCTGCCAGCGTCCATGGCCGCGTACTGGACCGGCACTGTCATGCTGTTCTTTTCTGGCGGCTCGCCCAGCCCAGGCTTCGTCCGCCTGAATTGGTCGTCGTACACCAATCCCGTCGTGAACGTGTCATCCGGGGTGAGTATCATCACCGTCGCCAGCACCACCGGAACCAGCGGAATGGGGCCGATGACGATCGGCGCCGGGGCCGCGCTCAATTCCGCGCCAACGTACGGGTACACGATCGTGTGGGAGTGCACGGACCCAGGCGTCAAGCTCGCGACGTGGATTCACAACGCGTCTGCCTTCGGCAACGGCGGGAACGGGTTCGCGGCTCGAGGTCTTTCGCTGGTGACCGACTTTGTGAAGACGCCAGCGACGACAGCCCTCTCGCTCTGCGTGGTGAGCTTCCAGAGCGCTCAGCAGGCGACCTACTTCCTGATGGACCAAGCCTTGCGCATCCACGGCAAGTTTCTGGCCGGCGCCGCGGGCTTTACGCCGTCGAAAGTGCGCAACCGGCTCGGAGGACTCAATCCCGTCGGTGGTGGCGTCTACGCGGCTGCGCTGGCGGTACAGGCTCAAATCTCGGCGGTCAACGGCGCGATCGTAACCCGCAACGGCATTCAAACCTGCCTCGTCAACCTGGCGCCGGCCCCTGCCGTCCAAGGCGTGCAGCTTGGCCAGAACCTGCACCTGACGGGCGGCCAGCTCTGGGCCAGCGACGGCCAGCACCTGACCGAACTGGGGTTCCACTTGTACCCCGAAGGCGTCACGGTCGACGCGCCATGTTTCAATATCCAGCAGGTGCAACCGGCAGTCGGCGTCGCCGGACCCAACGTCTACACGGTGACCTGTCCGCTGGCGAGTCAGATTGCGAGCGGGTCTTTCATCCAGCTGCAGGACGGGATCTTTCTGCTGTTCGGCATCAACGGGGCGACACCCTCAATGCCGTTCACCGTGACGGGGCAATACGTCATCTTGGTAGCTCTGCTGAGCAGCGATACTGCCTCACGCGTCGCGAAGAAGTGCTACCAAGCGATCTTCAACTTCGGCCTGAACGCCCTGTACAACACGCTCTCGCTGAATGCGGCACAGAACCAATTCACTTTCACGACGGCCATCGGCGTGGGCCTGGCCTACTTGGTCGACCCGGGGCGGAACAGTCAGACCCTGGACATCTTCCAAAGCACTCCGGGCACGGTATCAACGAAGCAGGTCGTCAGCATCCAGTGCCCTGCGGCGCAGTATCTGGCTCCAGGCCAGTATTTCATCATCCAAGGAAACACGCTGCTTTCTGGCGCGTTCACATCGGTTGCAGTCTGGTTTCGCATCAACGGCGCGGGCACGGCCCCAGCAGCACTGGGAATCAACGGCGGCGCGCTACAGGTCACTCTAACAGGCAGCGAGACCGGCGCCGGGGTGGCCACCGCCATCACGACGGCGATCAACGGTGCCGCCGGGGTTCAATCGATTTTCACTGCGCTGGTGGTCTCGACGCTCACCAACCTCACGGGACTGACCGACAAGATCAACGGGGCCGGGGCGAGCGGCGGCTACAACTTCAACGCAGGCGGCGCCCTGGCGCGCATCGCTGGAAGCGTGACGGTGGGTCCTTACCTCTACGCATTTGTGTACCGGTGGGTCGACGCGACCAACCAAGTCCACGAGAGCGCGCCATCCCCCGTGGTGAACGTCTCGATTGGTGCGCAGCAGATCGCAAGCAACTCGATCGCTTGTGGCTCTGCCACGTTCGCAATCCCCTGCTGTCGAGCGACTGACAAGCTGGGCGTGACGATCGAGGTCTACCGCAGCACCGCCGGCGGGACGACGCTCTACCGGGTCACCAACAGTTCCACGCCGATTATGAACAGCTTGACGGCAGAT